TTGCGGCTTCCGCTTCGACCTGAAGAAGCTGAAGAATCTGGTCGTCAAGACGAAGCAGACGCAGATCAAAGCGTGCCCGCAGTGCTGGACCCCGGACCATCCGCAGTTGCAGTTGGGGATGTACCCCATCGCAGACCCGCAAGCGCTGCGTGATCCCAGGCCCGACACGAACACGTGGTACCAGTCGGGCACCACGGGGCTTCAGACAGCGCCGACCTCGGGCACTGGGCTGGATCAGGAAGGTTTCCCCGGTGAGGGCATGCTGGTCTATCAGTGGGGCTGGAGCCCCGTAGGTGGGGCCAGGGATTTCAGCGACGCCTTGACCCCAAACTGGTTGGCTTCTCGTGGAGAAGTCGGTACAGTCGTGGTAGCCACGACCTAAGGAGCGATGATGAAGAAGATGACCCCGCAAGCCGCAGTCAAGAAGCACGAAGCCCGGATGCACCCCGGCAAGGCGCCGTCGTTCAAGAAGGGTGGTAAGACCGACGCTGACCTGCTCAAGTACGGGCGTGGGATGGCGAAGGTGATGAACCAAAAGGTGGCTCCGTGAAAGACACCAGCAAGATCAAGAAGCTCGCTCCGCCCCATCTCAACGGGCGCGAGATGGTGCACGACCTCAACCCGTCTATCGGCAACGTAGCAGGCAAGCCGTATCCGGCAGCAAAAACCTCCGGCGTCGTCGTGCGGGGTACGCGCAACCAGACCAAGGGGCGCATGGCTCGGGGCCCGATGGGGTAAAGCGTGGATTACGCAGCGCTTCGTGTAGCGGTTGAGGATGCGGTAGAGAACACCTTTACCGACAGCGACTTCGCCACAATGACGAAGTTGGCGGAGCAGCGCATCTACAACTCCGTCCAGTTCCCGGCACTACGCAAGAACCAAACCGCCACGCTGACACAAGGGGACAGCTATCTGTCTGCACCGACCGACTTTCTGTCGGCGTTCAGCCTAGCCGTCGTCTCCAACACGGGCGAGTACTCTTACCTGCTGGACAAGGACGTCAACTTCATCCGCGAGTCGTTCCCCAATCCGGCGGTCCAGGGCATCCCGAAATACTACGCACTGTTTGGCCCCCGAAGCACGGACCCGCGAGAGCTGAGCTTCATTCTTGGCCCCACGCCAAACGCGGCATTGACCGTAGAGCTGCACTACTTCGGCTACCCAGAGAGCATCGTCACTGCTAATACGACATGGCTGGGTGACAACTTCGATTCGGTGCTCTTCAACGCCGTCATGGTTGAAGCGGCTCGCTGGATGAAGCAGGAGCAGGACATCGTGGCGATGATGGACAAGGAGTACCAGCAGAGCCTTGGGCTGTTCAAGAACCTGGGCGACGGGAAGAACCGCCAAGACGCGTACCGTAGCGGTCAACTGAGGCTGCCCGTCAAATGATCATCCAATCGATCACGAACTCGTTTCGAGAGGAGATGCTGAAGGCCGTCCATGACCTAGCCACGGACACGCTCAAGCTCGCGCTCTATACAGGCTCCGCCAACCTGTACCCGACTACGTCGGCGTACACGCCTGTGGGCGAAGTCGTTGCTCCTGGCTATGTTGCTGGCGGCGTTGTGCTCACAGGCGTGACGATCCAAGTGTCTGCAGCCAACAACGTGCAGCCGTCGGTTGTCTACGTCGATTTTGACGATGTGGTTTTCAGTGCCGCACTGACCGCTCGCGGTGCTTTGATCTACAACGCGTCCAAAGCAAACAGGTCGGTTGCAGTGCTTGACTTTGGTGCAGACAAGACATCGACCGCAACGTTCACGGTGCAGATGCCGGCCAACACCGCTGCGGCAGCGCTGCTGCGCTTCCCTTAAGGAGCAAACGTGCTCGAAAAAATCAGTGCAAAAGAGAGCGTCGCAAGCGGGCTGATCGCGAGTACCGGCGCGCAAGAAGTGCTGCGGGCAAGCGGACACTACACCGTCGAGTGCTTCGACAAGGACGGCAACCTCAAGTGGGTGGCCGAGTCGGACAACCTCGTCGTCAACGGCGGCCTGCAATACATGGCCGGCACCGCGCTGACCGCTACCGCACAGCTCACGACTTGGTATTTGGGGCTATACGGTGCTGCGTCGTCCAACAACCCGGCTGCCGGCGACACCATGTCCAGTCACATCGGGTGGACGGAAGTCACCGCCTACAGTGAAGCCACGCGGCCCGCAGCGACGTTCGCTGCCGCGACCAATGCCAACCCTTCTGTGGTGACCAACACGGCCAGCAAAGCCGTGTTCTCGATCAACGGCAGCGCGACAGTGGGCGGTGCGTTCCTGACCAGCAACAATACGAAGAATGGCACAACGGGCACGCTGTTTTCGGCAGCCGATTTTTCTGCGCCGGGAGATCGTTCGGTTGTGTCGGGGGACATTCTCAACGTCACGTACACCTTCAGCCTGTCGGCGTAAGGGCATGCTGTGTCCGAAGGCGGATGGGGCTCAGGCACCTGGGGGCAAGTCGGATGGGGGTGTTCCCTCTATGACCGAGACGCCGCTGAGACAGCCACCGGTGCAGATGCTGCCGCATCCCTGCAAGAAGTCCAGGCTGCTGTTGCAGAAACCGCCACGGGCGCGGATACTGTCGCTGCGCTCTTCAGGCCCCAGGCTGCCGTTGTGGAGGCGGGAGCCGGCACAGACAGCGTTGGCGCGATCCCCGAGTACTCGGCATCGGTTGTCGAGGTCGCAACTGGCGCAGAGCTTGTTTCCGCAGAGGCCCGGTTCTTCTCGACAATCACAGAGCTTGCCGCCGCGACGGATGTCGTCGATGGGCGCAGGTTGTGGGAGCCGGTAGATGACGATCAAAACGCAAACTGGCAAGCAGTAGACACCGCGCAGACGCCGAACTGGCAGCCCGTAAACAACGCACAGACACCGAACTGGCAGGCGGTAACAAACGCACAAACACCCAACTGGCAAGACGTAACAAATGCGCAGACGCCTGGGTGGGCACCAGTGAATACGCTTTAGGAGCCTTGAATGCCGACCACTTACACCTCCCTGCTTGGGCTTGCACTTCCCGCCACGGGGGAACTGTCGGGCACCTGGGGCACCACGGTCAACACCGAGATCACCTCGCTGCTGGACAGCGCGATTGCCGGCACCACAACGCTGAACACGGACGCGGACGTCACGCTGACCACGACCACTGGCGCGGCCAATCAGGCCCGACAGGCGATCATCCTGTGGACGGCCAACGGCACCGTCACGCGCAACATCACGGCGCCGGCAGCCAGCAAACTCTACATGGTGATCAACGCCTCTGCGGGCACGCAGAGCATCGTCATTCGCGGCGTCGGGCCCACGGCGGGCGTCACCATCGTCAAGGGTGAGTCGGCAGTCGTCGCGTGGAACGGTTCCGACTTCGTCAAGATCAGCAGCACGGGCGGCCCGAACACCTTCACCAACCTGACCGTCTCCGGCACGACCACGCTGTCGGGCCTCACCGCCTCCACTGCATTGGCGCTGGACGCCAGCAAGAACGTCGTCTCGGTGACCAACACGGGCACGGGCAACAACGTCCTGGCGACGTCCCCGGTCCTGACCACGCCCAACTTGGGCACGCCTTCGGCTGTCACCCTGACCAACGCTACGGGCCTGCCGGTGTCCACGGGCATCTCAGGCCTGGGCACAGGCGTTGCAACGGCCCTGGCGGTCAATACGGGCGCGGCAGGGGCCTTCGTCGTCAATGGTGGCGCGCTCGGTACGCCCAGCAGCGGCACGGTCACCAACCTGACAGGCACGGCCTCGATCAACATCAACGGCACGGTGGGCGCCACGACGCCCAACACGGGCGCCTTCACCACGCTCTCGGCCTCCGGCACGACGACTCTGTCGGGCCTCACGGCATCGCAGGCCGTGTTCACCGACGCGTCCAAGAACCTCGTCTCGGTGGCTACCACGGGCACGGGCAACGCGGTGCTGGCTACCGGCCCGACGATCACCACCCTCACGACGGTCGGCATCCTTGCCAACAACAACAGCGTGCGGATCACCGACGGCTTCGCCAACGTCTCTCTGCTTGAATCTGCCACCGGCCCGGGCTACCGATGGTCGCTTGTCGGCGGGACTGGTCAGTTGCTTTTGCAGCGCACGGCCAACGGCCTGTACACAGACGCCGTAACCTCTACCGTTTTTACTTCCGCGTACGTTGGGATTGGGAGCCTAAATACCCAAGCATGGGCGGCATCAAGTGTTGCTGGCGGAGCCGCGTTCTCATGGAACCGATCCAACGGCAACGCGGAGATGAATATTGTCAACCAGTTTGACAACGCCAGCCTGAGCTTCGAGTTTGCGCAGAAGACAGGAGCCTCTACTGCTTCGGTGCTGTACAGCTTCGGGACGACCGGCCACC